ATGGGTGTTCAAGATACTATAACTACTGCGGGTTGGACCACATCATATACCAGCATAATGAGAGTTCTACCTACAAAAAAATCAATAGCTACTGGAAAGAAAAAAAAGAAAATAGAATATATAAATAAGAATCTTTATCCGGGGGTTTTTGATATCACGGCGGGAGATGTTGGAGCATCTGGTAATCCCATATCAAAATTAGACTATAGTGATATTTTGAAACAATATTCCATAGGATATCAGACCAAGGATCAAGATCAAAAATTTAAAATTAGTTTTGATGTCATGGAATATCAATATCAAGGATATAAATTAGACAGACCACATATTTGCACATCTTTGGGTGATGAGGAAACTTTACAATCCATAGAGGGTTTGGCATACGCGTATGCTTTAACTAAAACTATTGCGGTTAGTGGTATGTTAAACATAAATAAAGATAATAGCAAACAAATTCCAATGGAGAAATCGTCTGATGTCAATCCTCTATTACCAATACCAACAGAAGTAAGATTGGCATATGCTTCTTATAAATCATTTGTAGCTGATCCTGAAAGACATAGAAGCATAACAGATAATCCCGATGGGTATGATAAAAGTAAAAATTTTAATTTTAGTGTTGATAAAAATTTATTAATAAATACGATGGTTTCATATATTGAACGAGAGGGAGGGGATAAGCTGGTGTTATCTATTTTTAAAGAAATCAAGTCTTTTATGGGAAATGATCTATATGATAGAAAAATTATGAGTCTTGGAAGTAGAATAGATGTTAAAGAAGCATTTCGAGAGGATGAGATTGATATTTATACAAATCTTTTTAGAGATTCTATGATGATAGATAATTTCGTGGACAACTTTGGCTTATTTGGTGATATCGAAGAGCAAGAGACTGTTTATGCAGTTAGTGTGAATCAGAATAACTTACCTTTTCAAAATGTTCGTATCCCAAAATCTATGTTAAGAGAAGGGAGTGGTATTTTAAATTTTGTTGATATGCTTACTATGAACTATGGTGATTTAATAAATAAATTAACAACGGTTAAAGTTGATCACGATTTAGAAGTTTTTGTAAATAAAAACGATTGACATTTACCTAAAATATCCTTATATTAAGGAGTGGTTATCCCTATAATAAAGTTGCCTTTGTGGTCCAAGTGCCATCCAAAGAATGATCTGGTCATCGTGTATGATAACTTTGAACAAAGAACCGTATTCGCTGAACATCGTGAGCGCATGTGTATCAATGAACTCGATAAGGAAGAGAGAAACTTTTGCCTTGACTACAAGACATTCATGAAGAACGGTTATAAATGCTATGATATAAATGCTGTTAGCTTTTGGTTATATAACAAACCCAAGTGGGAGATAGAGTTTGATAACTTTTACTCTGAGATGGATGACTTCACTTATTACTATCCTTATATGAAGCTCATAGAGAAATGTAAATCCATGGGTAAGTTCATCATAGATGACCGTATGTTGAATTACGAAAAGTTTACAAAGTTTCACGATGATTTTACCAGCGCTTTCTACAACATAGAGAAGAACGGTATTGGGGTGAATACTAACTTTATATCCATATTCGGACACAAGTATGCGAAGTACATATGGGATAAAAAGGTATTTCAGAATTATAATTTCTTCACATCGACATCAAGACCATCGAATGCCATAAACAACCTTAACTTTGCTGCTCTAACCAATGAACAGAGAAAGAGCTTTTCTCCTCTGAACGATATATTCGTTGATATGGATTTTGATGCTTATCACCCGAGATTAATAGGAGAACTAGTTGGATATAAGTTTCCAAAGACATCGGTTCATGATTATTTGTCTGAAAAATATGGTGTTGATGTCAAGGAAGGTAAGACCAGAACATTCCAATACATGTATGGTGGGATACCGAAGTCGGTTGCTGATAAGGTGGAGTTTCTGAATCTAACAAAAGATTTTATCAGTAAGATGTGGCAAGAGTATAATGATAATAAATTAATCAGAACAAAAATATATGGTAGACCTCTGTATAAAGATAATTTACCCGATATGAATCCACAGAAGTTATTTAATTATTACATTCAGGCGTATGAGACCGAAAGGAATGTTAAGTTGTTATGCGAAATACATAGATATTTATACAATAGAGGGACGAACATAGTTCATTATAACTATGATAGCTTCTTATTTGATTATGATCGGAAAGATGGGGTGGACACTATTTATAAGATAAAGGAGATACTTCAACAAAATGGTTATGTGGTTAAGACCAAAGCCGGTCACACTTATGGAGAGATGAAGGATTATGAGTTTAATAGTTGATTCAATATTTACAGAATGGAGAGCTTCCTTACCCGAAGGTTCTTTACATCCCAATACAAAGAACGGTTATCACTTATTTTTATTAAAAGAAATTTGTTTAAAGCGTGGTATTCCTGAAAATGTTATAAATAATGTTTTGTTGACATTAGAAGCAAATGATAAAAATAAAGATGGTGGATTAGATGATGATGAAATAAAAAAGGCAAAAGACCAAGGTTTGGTTTCACAGGGTTTTGGTAGATGGGGTAAGAGTAAAGATGGGGATATGACTCACAAAACAGTAGATGGTAAATTAGTTCCAGCAGGTAAAGATGATTTAAAAAAACAAAAATCAGATAGAGAAAAAGAAAAAACACAATCAGGTACGGATTCTTCAACGGATGATAATCAACAGGTCAATGATCCTCGTGATATGTTTGATCCTAATTTAACTAAAACTGGTAGTTCAAAAACAAGTTCAGATAATGAAGAGAAAGATGAGAAACCAAAGGGAACTCCTGTAAAAATACAATTAAAACAAGCAGACAAAGATAAAGCTAATCATACTATAAACAAAGTAGATACCGTGATTAAGGAGCTTGAAAAAGAATTAGAGGATATAACCAGTGGTTGGGAATGGTTTGATAAACAAAGAGATTTAAAAAGATTAAAGGTATTGAAGAAAAATTGGACTAAGTTTACCAATGCTGAAACAGAAGAAGAACGAGGAGAAGCTGTTCAGGAGATGGTAGGACATCAACTTTTAGCTAGAAATCAGTTATCAACTTCACCCAAGGCAAAGCGTAAGGTTTATTTCACAGAAGATGTTCCTGGACTCGGAGCTAAAGATGGAATGGTAAAAAAGACGGGTTCTGGAGTGTTTCAATTTGGAGCTGATGGAAACAAGCTTTCACAATTGATAAGTGATACGATTGATCATGAGGGATTGGAAGTTGAAATGAGAAACAGTAGTGCAGATAGGGCTTTAGCTAAAAAAAGTGGTGATCACAATGAAGCTGGTGTTGTTGCTTTCTTAGATTCGAGTGAATTAAATGAATCAAATTATAAAAAAATACGAGGTGAATATGAGGCATTAGGTGGTGATCATAGAAGAGCACATAAACAAAATGAAGCAGCTGCTCAAAAGGTAAAAAAATATTTGTCTGAGTTGGATCCACCATGTAATATTGCAAGTGCTGAAGCCATGGGGCATTTAGGTAATAAACAAATTAAAAAACAATTTGGTATCGATCCAAAAAGAAATCCAACCGATTTCTTTGTTTATTGTGATGATAAGAAAACTAAAAGAAAAGGAATATCTGCAAAGATATATTCTAATCCAAAACAAATAACAATGAAGAATTCAGGAACTAAAAATGCTTCTACTCAATATTTGGGTGATCCAAGTATTGATGATAAATTAGAAGGTCTAAAGCAAAGATACAATATAGGTAATGAACCTTCTGATGATGAAAAGTCTGATTTTAAAAAGGCATATCTTTCGCTGTGGGAAAAGGCTATGCAAAAGTTAGCTTCTGATCCAGTTGAAGGACAACAGAAGTTAGTTAACATGTGGAATGAAGTACATGGTTGTGGTGAAGATGTGGCTACTTTGATTACAAACAAGAAGACTGGTGAAGTTCAATTACATGATCCTGATCATTATTGTAATCCAGAAGGACCACTTAAAGTAAAACAAGATGAAACAAAGATAATGGTAAACTTTGGTAATGGTGATCAATGGGTTGAGATGGTTTGTAAAACAGAAAAAGATGCTTCTGTAAAGCTTCTGTTTAATCATCGGGTAAAATAATGAATACACAACTTCTCTGTACATTTACAACAACCAAAGGGTTGGATCAAACCCTAACTGATATTCAGAAAAATTTCACAATAGTGTTTGAAAAGATTTATGTCCTACAGAACGAGGACAAGAACCATGAGCTAATCTGCACATACAATGTGGAGAAGAATGCTCAACTAGATTTCAATGCCGTACAGAACACAATATCGTTACATAGAAAGAAGATGAGCAATACATTGTACACAATAAATGCTCTAAATGAACTGATCAAAACAATAAACAATGGTGTGCTGGATACTAAGTTTCAGTTGCCTTGGGAGATGTATAAAAATATGATTCTTATTACCAATAAGGACGGGTTATCACGAATTTCAACACGAATATTAAAAATAATAAATACATAAAAAAAAGCTTGTTTTTTACGAAAAAATGTTGTATATTATGTGTATACAATATTTATAGTAGATAAACTATAAATAACAATCTAAACACGGAGAATAACTATGGACATAAATGCCATCAAGTCACGCTTGAATACGTTACAAAGCACTTCCTCAACCGCTAATTCATTTTGGAAACCACCAGCTGGTAAGACGCAGATTAGAATTACGCCTTATGTTGAGAACAAAGACAACCCATTCGTAGAGTTGTTTTTTCATTATTCATTAGTACCAAATAAAACGGTACTTTCACCACTTTCCTTTGGACGACCTGATCCGGTTCAACAATTTGCCGATAAGCTTAAATCTACTGGCGATAAAGATGAATGGATTCAAGGTAAGAGAATCGAACCTAAGATGAGAACATTTGTTCCTGTTGTG